TCACCATCAGTATCAGCAGCAAATCCTGGAATTGATTCTAGTACAGTTGCTACAGTTGGAGATACTACCATAAAGTTAGCACCACCACGTAGAGTTTTCTGGTGAATCAAGTTAGAAATTTTCTGTAATTTAATTCCAAGTGTTTGGAACCAGCTCATTTGTGTATAATATACACCATTAGTGTTAGATTCATACGCTGTACCAGCTGTATTGATTTCTTCACCAACTTTTGCAGACCAGTTAGCAACTTGAGAAGTAGGTACGTTATCAATTAACATATCTAGGATCTCTAAGTCAATTTCCAATGAGATGTATTCTGAAAGGATATTAGTCAATTCAGCTTCAGCATCTAGTGAATGGAAAGCATTTAGATCTTGAGAAAATTCTGGTGTCCATTGTGCTTTTAACTTACGTGTTTTGGCAGCAATAGTTTCACTTCTTAGTTGAACATCAATTTCTGGGATAGAAATAGATTGTCCAGCAGCTCCAGCTTGATCAGAATAAGCAGCTCCGTCTTCGAAGTCACCTCTTGCATTATCAGCAGTTTTCTTAGAATAGTGGAATATATAAGTGTTACCATCTTTAATCTCAGCAGCAGATCCTGTAAAATAGAATCTTACATCTGTAGCAGTTCCTACTGTTCTTGTGAATGCAGGTAATTGACGTGCTTCTAGGATAGATCCTGAAGAAGCAACAAATGCTCTTACTGCATCAACATCCATATTAGTAGAAATAGAAGCAGAAGGGATTCTAATGTGTTTAATTTCATTAGAAGCTACAGAAGCTGAATAAGCATCATCAAAGTTTACTTCACTCCATGAAGAAGAATATACAGTTACTGAATTTACAGAAGAAGAAAATTCGTTAGTTGAATATCCGAATCTTCCAGCTCCATAAAGTCCACCTTCGTTTGTGTTACCAAAGTGTCCATTAGTGAATCCATCACCATACATTGAATCACCATCAGCGAATGGTTTTTTAGCTGTTCCGTACTGGAAGTCTAGATAAAATACTAGTCCAGCAGGTAGGCTCATTGGTTGAACAGAAACAAATTCTTTAGCAGCGATTTGTCCAAATACTTTACGTACTAGGGGTAGTGCTACTGCAGCGTACTGCTCACCAGTTCCTGGAGTAAAGCTTGCGCCAGTTCCAGTTGTATTAGCTTCAACAACAAGTTGTTTAGCTTGGTTTTCTAACATGATTGCCATGTTAGCTTTATCAGTGTCACCAGAAATTCCTTCTAGTAATCCTGACTTGTCCCACTTTCCAGCAAGTCTAGCAGCGTCTTTTTGTACTGACTTGTATGGGTTAGCGGTCTCTAATAGTTGATTTACTACGTTTGACATTTTAAATGTTTTTTAAAAATTAAATAATACCGGCTAGCTTTTGCATTCTAGCTACGAAATCATTACTCTCAACAATTGGTTGTTTAGTTTCAGCAACACCAGCAGCTTTAGAAGCAAATGAACGAGATTCGTTTACTGTCGTTTTAGCTTTAGTTGTTGTGTCTTTAATTGTTTCGAATATATTTTTAACTTCTTTCACAGATTCAGCACGATCAAATGCATTGATCACTTTTACTTTCTGTGCTTCAGTTAATGTTTTGCTACGGAACAATTTGTTCACGTATAATAGCTTAGCGTTTAGAAGATTAACTTCGTTGAGTTCTGATTTTAAAGTGTTGATTACGTTTACAGCTTCATTTAATTCAGCCTTAACTTCATCCATTTCTTTATCATCTTTCATCTCATCGATTTCAATATCTCCGTCTCCGTCAGCGTCAATAGCAACATCCATGTCACCATCTCCATCTACGTCAACTTCCATATCTTCACCGCCTTCAGCTCCACCACCAAGTACGTCAGCCATGACGTCTTTGATAATGTCTTTAAGCTCATCTACTGTAATTTCACCTACTTCATCTTCAGCTTCAGCTTCCACTACGGGAGCTTCTTCTTCGATTTCTGCTTCAGCTACGGGAGCCTCTTCAGCAACAGGTGCTTCTTCTACAGTTTCGTCTTTCATCTTGTCTTTACCATAGCCTTCTTCAGCGGCTTCTAGTTCAGCAAGTAGTTCATCTAGATCAATTTCTTCAATTGATCCTTCTTCGACAGCAGCTTCTTCTACAGCAGCTTCTTCAACTGCAGATTCCTCTACAGATGCTTCTTCTACTTTAGCTTCATCTACGTCTTTTTTCTCGTCAACTTTTGCTTCGTCTACGTCAGCTTTAGCTTCCTCCACCTCTTTGGCTTCGTCAACTTCTTTTGCTTCGTCCATGTCCTTAGCTTCATCCATATCGGATTTTGCTTCGTCCATGTCCTTCTTAGCCTCGTCTACATCTTTCTTAGCTTCGTCCATATCTTTTGCTTCATCCATATCCTTGGCTTTCGCCTCGTCCATATCTTTAGCTTCATCCATGTCATCAGCTTCTTCAGCTAATTTTTTCTCTAACATAGATTGAATTTGTGGAGTAAAAGCTTCTTCTAGAGCAAGTTTGGCATTAGCAAGAGCAGTCTCACGGATTGCTTTAGCTTCAGCGATAGCATCGTTGAAAAACTTTGTGTTTGACATTTTCAATAAATTTTTGTCGGGATTACTTATTAAGGGAAGTAATATAAGAGTTTATATATCTGAGTGAGATATTATTAGGAATATCTATCTTATCTGTAGATAAATATATAGGGAGGGTAAAAAATTGAGGATACCTTAACGTAAACAACAAATACCTGATTGTGTGCAAATAATATCAGATATAATTTCGTTAAGTTTTGAATATTTGTTAATTGTTTTATGTATTCTACCTTCATTTAATCCAGTAGGTTTCATAAAAGCACCATGTGTAGAAGGTGTAGATACAAAATCCCAACACAATAATTCGAAATCATCGTCTACCTCTACTCTACCTTCACCTAACTGTTTAACAGAACCCATACCACGAGATGAAATACCAACAGTAATTTTATTATTAAATAATTCTTTTAATATATTACCTGATGGGGTAGGTAAAACTTCAATTTTACCCATTAAATCGTTTCCATCCCAATATAATTCTTTAATATTGTGAGAAGCATTTTTTAGGTTAATAACAGATGATTCTGGGTGATCTAATTCACCTAATGCTCTATTTTCAGCAATAGGGCCACCTATATATTTGTCTACTTCTCTTTTTAATATTTCAAATGGATAACGTCTTCCGTTATGGTTAAATTCTTCAGCACGCTGAACAACACCTTCAACCATCATATTTTTAGACCCAGCAATACCCTCTGTAATTTGGGTGTTTTTAGGTGTAAATACGGAATATTCTATTAATAATTTTTGAGCCATCTTACTTTTTTACTATACGAACATCAGAATCAGGAGATTTCTTTTGAACAGCAATAGCTGTATCTTCATCTTCTACCTCAATTGCTTCTATAGTTTCATTATTAAATCCTTTAATAGAATCTAATTGAAATTCTCCATCACTTAAATCCATAAGGCTTTTTCTTAGTTGTTCTTTAGATAAATTTCCCTTTCTCCATTGAGCTATTTCATCCGCAATTGCTAATTTTGTTGTTTTATCTACATCTTCCGTTTCTAATTTTTTAGCTTCAACTTTATCTTTAAGTTCATTTACATCTACACCATATTTTTTAGCGTATTTTTCGTAGATAGAATCACGTAGTCTACCTAGTTCTTCAATATCGTCTGTTTCTAACATGGTAGAACTAGCATTTACATCAGCTACTCTTTCAGCATCTTCTCCGTGTTCACGAATAATTTTACCTTTTTGCTTTTCTAATGCAGCAATAGATTTAGCGTTTACCTCTACGGGGTATTCACTATCACCCATTGTAGCTGTATTCTTTTTAGAATAATAATTTGGTTCTTTAGTAAGATTTTTAAGTACTTTCTTTTGTGCTTTTTTAATATCTTCTTCAGTAATGTCTACATTACCAACAGCTTCATTTTCGACACCAAGCTCAATATCCATACCTTTAGAATATTCATATGGGTTAACCATATCAATGGTTTTAGATATAATTTCTACATCTTGCTTACCTGTAGATAATTTTGTTTGTTTTTCTGAGATTATACCCTTATTCTTTAAGATAGTTACAGTATCCTTAAAGTTATTCATTGGGGTAATAAATGGTAAGTTGATATCACGACGTACTTCATACAAAAACTTTTGTTCTGTAATATCGCCAGTTGATAATTTGGTATATAAGTCTTGTGTTGTCATGTATATAAATATTTATTTACCTTGACCTCTGTAGGCCTTGACGTAATTTCTACTATTTTTTAATTTGGATGTTTTACTTTTTGCATGTACACCCGGTCTCTTTTTTTTAGGCCTTTCCATGTAATTGCCTAAATTAATTCCTTTTGCCATTATTCAGTTAAACCTTTAATTCTATTATTTAGGTCTTGTAATTTTTCGTTTATTTTAGTAATAGCTTCACGAGTACGATTTAAATATGTCATGCCTTCGTTACTTGCTTTTAATTCGGTACGCATTCTTTCAGTAAATGAAACAACTTTACTCATTTCATCAATTTTACGTCTCATTTCGCGTACAGCCATATGTAATTGTTGTGTAGGTGTACGGAATTGTGATTTCTTTTTAAATTGGCTATAACGAGCTTCACTTATAGTAAATTTTTTATAAGCTTCAGGGTAATTTTTTCTAATATGTGTACGATATTTATTAAATTCAGATTTAATATTAGTAGCAATATCATCTACTACTTTATCGTCAGTTTTTTTATCTAATTGAGCAATTACTTTTCTTAAATCGTCAAATTCTTTATAAACAGAATCCCAAGCAGGAACATATTCTATATCCCAAGAAATTCTTCCAGTTTCAGAATCTATATTTGTTACAGTATATTTAGTTCCTTTTTCAGTTTGTACATCTCCTACTTTATAATCTCCCTTTGAAAATTTAGCTAATTCTAATACTGATGCTGCATCTTGAGTATCCATATCATATCCTGTATTTAAACCAGCGTCAGCCTGACTACTAGATAAATCTGTTACAGGGTTAAATTGTTTTTTTTCAGATAACTCTTCAATAGCGTCTTCAAATAGTTGTTTGTAATCTATAAATTTAGATTTTCTATTAGGTATTGAAGGGTTAGGGATATCAAAGGGTTCGCCGATTTCATCTTTGCGAATTTTAAATGCTTTAGGTGTAGCAATTTGCCCACCTTCACCAGCTGCAAAGGAAGCACCAGTTCCAGTGGTGCTCATTTCTTTTTTTAAACCTTTGATTTTTAATTTCATACTGCCACTATTTCATTAGAAAGGTCAAGATATTGTAGTAGCGCAACTAAATGATCATCTTTTAACTTTCTAGTCTCTAGAATAGGAGAAATAAGGTTTATAACTTCTTGGATTTTAATTTTTAGTGCCGGCTCCTCTATTTTATCTACGTTTTCTTTCAGCGTAGTAGATATACTCTTGAACTTAGAATTCAAAAATTCTTTAAGCTTAGGAGCATCCGTAGCACTATTTATATATTCTTTTAATACTTCTTTTTGTTCTTTAGATAACCCATCAAATTTTTCATTATACTTTTCAAGCATAATTTTATAAGTAAGCGCACGTGTACCTTTATCTAACGACATTAGTTCTTCTACTAATGGTGATAAAGACATTTTAGTATCTGGGTTAGAAGTAATATGTTCTAGAATAGTGATTTTAGATGTAATAATTGATTCGGGATTAGCGAATTTTTTATTAGTATGTGATTCTAATAGAACATATGTTGAAGCTAATAGCTTATAATTTTTTATTTTAGCCCCAAAGAAATCATTCATGTCGAAATTTTCTTTAATTTCGCGAATTAGATTGTATTTTTCTTTTGATAGGGCTTCCTTATCTAATTTTCTAGATAAATCTAGTACTGTAGATAGTACAGATTCAGCTTTACCTTCTGATAAGGATATAGATTGATTTATTGTCTGATAGAGTTTATTCTCATTGGCAAGTTCACTTTTAGTAAAGTATTTTTTTACTAAAGTGGCTGCTTTAGAATTACCACTGGAGAGTGTGTCTGCAGTAATTTTACGTACTAGCAGTTCGAACAAGATACCAGTGTTCTTGTATTTATTATGTTTTATTTTCATAAGTAGTGCGCTACTAGTTATAAATATTAAAATTATTTAACTTCCTCGCGAATTTGATCTTCGTCTGATAACTTTTCACCTTCAAAAAGTGATACCTTTTGCTTAGGAAACATTCCCTCTAACATTTTATGGTTTTTAGCATAAACGGCTTTAGTACTTAAATGTTCTACTGTAATACCTGTATTAGATAATCCGGGTCTATCTTCTTCTCCAGATTTAGCTTTCATTCTATCTTTGCCTAATGTATCTCTTCCTAAATTACTATCTTGTGTTCCATAATCAGATACTTTTTCAGAAGGTCTACCAAGAGCTCCTTCTGGATAATCTGGATCATTAACACTATATCCTGATGGGACACCCTTACTTCCTGGGTATCTACCTGCTCCATATAATGAAGCTAATGCATGTGGTGTACCATACGCTTCGCCGGATTCAGCAGGATCATTTCCTTCTTCAGCTATCTGATTTGTACGGAAATTTCTTTTCTGGTCCTCGATAATTAAGTCTCTATATTCTTGATATTGGTCTTCACTAAAGTGGAAGATATTATCATATATCCAATCAGTTGGCATTAATTTAGTTTCTTGCATTTGTTGGGCAAGATCTACTTTTTCTTTTAACAATGCTATTCTTTCCTGGTCATATATAATAGAAGGGGTAGTTAATGATAATTCGAAATTGGTTAATGCAGCACCATCATACCCTTGTGAATATAAATGTACAAGAGCAATTTTAGTTAATTCCGAGATTAGTATTCTTTGGATACGTTCTACTGTTCTAGCAAAACGAATATCTTCAGCAGCTAGTGTAGCTTTACCTTCTAGATCACCTTCGTACCCTAAATAAGCTTTTGGTACTTTAAGAGCTGAGAATAATTTATCTCTTAGATATGTAACATCTTCAATTGCCGCATAATCTAAACCTTTTGTAGTTTCAATTCTAGTAGTTGCATCTCCACCTCTTACAGGAATATAAAAATCCTCTAAGATATTTTGCATATTGAATTTTAGATTATAATCTCCTGTATTTGGATCAACATAAGGTGTTTTCTTCATTTTGTTGATCATCCTTTGCATATAAGTTTCAACTTCATTTGGTGGAATATTTCCAACATTCACAAAGAAAGTACGTTTTTCAGGCGCTCTAACAATTCTATGGATAAGCATTGCATCTTCCATCAATGTCATTTGTTTCCATATTTTACGAGCTGGTTCTAGATATGATCTTCCGTAAGGAAGGTAGTTAAAGTCTGATAATAGGCGGAAGTGTGCCATTTCATAATTATCAAATATAACTTCGTTACCAGTATTTACACCTACTGATGGGTTTATTTGTTGAAATCCTAAAGCATTTTCAGATACAGAATAACTTGGATCATATTTGAATTTTACATCAGAAGGATTTTGAGGATCTGTGCCTTCTAGTCTTAGAATAGTATAGGATGAGAAGGGTACAACATTAAATACACCAAATTTTTCAGATATTTCTAATTTTAAATAAAAATCACCATATTTGATCATGTTACGTGTCCAACTCCATAAGTTAAATTCAATATTTAAAACATCATAAAATAGATTATATAAGATTTTTTGTACTGTTTCGTCTGATGAACGTATTTGTAGTACTTCACTCATATCATTACGTAAAGTAGCCTCATCAGCTACAATATCTAGAGCAGAAGCTACAATAGCATCTGTATCCATCGCTTCGTAATCAGTATATAGTTGAATTCTAGTAGATGGAAAATTAGTTTGTTGTTGAGTAACATAATTTATACCACCTACTGTACTATATAATTTATTGAATCTATCAAATAATGAATTTGTTTGCAGTTGGCCTAGTGATTGAATTTGATTTGAATCAGCCACTTTAAGTTGATTACCTCCAACGTTTCTAATAACAACGTCTGTAGAGAATAATCGTCTTAATCTACCGAATAATGAAGTATCTGCCATGTTTAGTATATATAATAAATATTAATTACCCCAATAACCAGGAAATATCTTCCTTATCACCATATGGGTTTTCCATTTCGTATGGATTTTTAAATTGATTACCACTTTGGTAAATGTTAGGTGCTTTATAATTAGTAGAGTGTATCCCTCCTAGTGAAGCACGTGCCATATCTACACCTTGTTGCCTAAAGTGTAAAGCTGTATCTCTTAAAAACATAGATATACCAAATGCCATAGTTAAGTCGTCATTATATCCTGATAGTGCTTGTGCTTTTCCATGTTTCCATATAAATGTTCTTAATTCTTCTAATAAACGCTTTGAACGAAATATTACAGATTTTTCGTGAAGATACGAAACTAATTTGGAGACAACAAGTGGTCTCGTCTTCATTGATGTTGTAAATCCAGGAACCATACCTTGACCATTTTCATATCTAGAAAGATATTGATCAGCATTAGTCATAGATACATCCATTTTAGGTGAGTAATATAAATTTCTATATCCTCTATCAATTAATTGTTGGATTACAGCCCATCCAATGTTAGCATTTTCTACTACTAGTAGGGCATCATTATATTCAGTAGCTATAGCAAATAATAAATTACCGTAATCTTTTGTTTGGATTTGTGCTTTATATTCAGCAACTTGTGTTGCTTCTTCTATATCAAATACATGAAACGCAGAATAGTCATTCCCATCTCCACGAGCAACATCAGCTACTACCATATAATCTCTAGAGTAATCTGGAATTTGCCATACCCACAAATTTCCATCTACACCCCTACGTTCAGCAGGTTCTTGTAGATGGGTTTTTTCATAAAAATTTAATATATCAGGTTCAATTACTGTATCTCCTGAAGTGCTAAAATCACAGTCACATTCCTGTGCTGCCATTCTAGGTCCTAATATAATGTCTTGTTCATCTCTCCATTCTTGACCACGCTCTGGATGTACAGTCCATGGTAGTCTAATTGGTAAAAATGTATTTTCTCTTGCTTCTGCTTTAACCCATGTTGAGTGGAACCAGTTACCTGTACCATAAGGTGTAGATAAAGCAATACATCCACCACCAGTAGCTAGGGTTTGTTGTGCTGAAGCGAATATCTCATCAATCCCATCAATAAAAGCTGCCTCATCAATTAATAGTAAAGATACTGCTTCTGATCTACCAGCATCTGAACTTGCTGCTGTGGCTTTAATTTGTGATCCATTTGCTAGACGTAATGATAGTTTATTGTGTTCAACAGTTTTTATTCTTAACCATGATGGTAATTGATCATAGGCAAATCGTACTTTAGTTACCATATTCTTAGCCGTTTCTTGCTTAGTTGCAATACACAGTACATTTCTATCTTTTTGAAACAACATCATCCACAAAGCATATGCAGAACACAATGTTGATATACCTAACTGTCTAGATTTATTAATAACAATATAATCCTCATTATGCATATGCATGAGGACTTTTTCTTGAAAAGGATATAGGTTAAATTTAATTCTACCCCGTTGTGGGTGTTGAATAGTATAATATTTTTTCATAAAATACACTGGATCTTTAGCGCATTTTATAAATTCACTTTTTATTATACTTTTTAAATTCTCGGCCATTTAATTGATCAGAACAGCTGCAGCTATAGCAATAGCAATACCAGCACCACCCATTAATTTAGTTCGAATTTTTTGTTTTTTAAGGTCCTGTTGTAACCTTTTACTTAATTCTTCTTGGGTTGAAAATTGTTGATCTTTTTTTTCAATAATAGATTGATAATTTAGAACCTGTATTTTTAAATTTGAAACTAATTCCCCTTGTGTGTTTAATTTATTATTAGTTTCTGTAAGAATAACCTGCATAGTCTCCATTTCTTGGGATAGACCATCAAATTGGATTAAATCTTTAATAACTAACTTAGCAACCGGCTTAGTTAATTGAATCTGTGTGCTGTCTGTAACGCTTTGCGAAAAACTGTTCCAGCTCATCATCACCGAAAAGATCAACAGCATTAAGCTGTTCCTTTGTTTCTTTTTTGATAACATAAATTCTGGTGTTTAATTTATTTATTTTTTTATCTGATTCTTCGATAGCAAATTCTAATGAATCCGCTTCAAATTCTAGAGCAGTATTCTTTTGATGAAGAGAATCTACTTTTTGTTCTAATGCTTCTATTTTAGCATTATATTCTTGAGTATAATCTTCATCTCCTGTAAAAAATACTACATACAGCAGTGAGATAATTACAACTGCTAAAATTATATTTAGTATATTAGATTTTGACACCCTTTAATTTTTCGTATTCTTTTTTAGCTGCCTGAAATTCCGGAGTTAATTTTTTTAGTCTTTCCTTAGCTAATTCTTTATTTTCGGGGCTTTCAAAGCTTTTATACATATCAAGCTCAGTTTGCATTAAATCTTTAAGACGTTGGTAATCTTTTATAATTTTATCTTGTTTAGATGCTTTAGCTTGAACTGTTTTATCTACAGTAGCTGTACTTTCGTCACCTGGAATTTCAAGTTCAATGTCATCTGTTTCTAAGTCATCTTGTTCAGATACATCTGCAGGATTAACTACAACATTTGCAATTCTGTCTATGTGGCCAGGGATATATGCTTTAACTTCATCTTCTAAATCGAGATTTCTTGCTTGCATATATATTTCTTTTTCTAATCTTTCAGCTTGGGTTAAATATGATCTATCTACTTCACCATATCCTTCAGCTTTTTTCTCCATATTAAATAAAGCATCATGAAGTTTAGCCATTGCTATAACAGAGGCTTCTTCTTTAGCCGAAGGTACACCATCTGTATAATCACCTGCTAGTATACCTTTAAATAAAGCTTTTGCTCCTGGGCACATATCAAAATGTTCAGTTTGGTATCCGTATACATTTATTTCGGGAGAATATTCTTCTTTATAAAGGGTTTTATTTTTCCAATTACGGACGCTAAAATTATCTTGCATGATAGTATATTTTATTATAAATATTTAAAATTGAAGTATTCCTAATATTTGCTCAATACGCTCATCAGTTGAACCTTTTATAATATTAACATTTTCACATCTATGACCATATGTATTCATTGCTCTAATAATTGCTTGATCAATACTATCCCTATATTCTAAATCAGTTTCTCTAATACCATTATCTTCCATAACGGTTCCTTCAGGAGAAATATAAAAAATATAATCATATTGACCTACAAATACTCTAGCATAATCTTCAAAATATTCTTTATCTTTAAAATCAATTGATTTAGCTAAATTAGTAAATGCTATAACATCTAATATAGTTCTATCAGTTATAACGTTTTCTTTCATTAATTCAGCAACACGTTCTGCTAAAAATATAGTTTGACCATTTAATGTTGAATCTGTATTTAATGGAATACCTAAATTCATTAAATATTCACTACGTTCAGTAGCAAATTCATAATCTTTAAATTGCTTTAATTTTTTTAATTTATTAACTAATGTAGTTTTACCTACACTCATTGTACCACATAAACCTATTTTCATACTTTATTATTTTAATAACCAACTACTTGATTGAATTTTTCCACCCAATCCTTCTATTAAAGATATGCCTAATTCCTGACATATCCTAGCTTCTGGTATGGAATCATTATTTTGATCACCACCATTTGCAAATGATATTTCCCATTTAGGATCTTTAGCTATTGCTTTAACATTAAGAGCTCTTAGTGTTTCACTTACTGTTCTATCTTTATCAATAGCTATCATAGCAAAATCTACCATTTTAAGACTATTTACTATTAATAATCTTTCATCTTCTAATTGGAATTCCTTTGATCCTTTTAATTCACGTTGAAAATCACTATTAACAATAACCCATAATTCATCACCTTGAGCCCTCGCTTTCGCGAAGAGCTCTAAATGACCTTTATGTATAGGGTTAAAGTAACCAGATACTATTATTGCTTTACTCATTAAAATCTTGATTGAACTTGAGGATTTTTGTCTGGTGGAACACCATTTCTATCTTTTCTTAATTCCATCCATTCATCTCTAGTTCTTTGAATACCATAAAGATAATATTCAGCTTTTTGTTTATAACTAGAAGGATATTTTAGTGCGGGGCCATTCCAATTATGGAGTTTGTTGTCAAAAAATGTAATGGTAATTCCGTCGGGAGTTTTAATGGTTCTTGTTGACCAATCTTCTTTTATTTTAGGCATATATATAACATTTAAATTAGGCGTAAATATACGAACTTTATCTGCAACATCCTACTTTTTTCGCGCTCTTCTTTGACCTTTTAAATAAGTATTTTCTTTATCTAAATACTTACTTTTCTGCTTTAATGTAGCAACTTCAGAAGTTAATTTAATAATATCCTCTCTTAGTCTATCTTTTTCTTCAGATGATTCAATTAATAATGCCTCTAATTTAGAAACTCTACCTTGTAAATCTTGAATAAAAAGTTCATTAGCTTTTTGAGGGCTTAGTTCTTTATTAGACCTATATTTTAACTTTAATTCATAAAATCTCCATGCTCCAACACTACCTAAAGCTGAGATTAGGGCTATGACAATATGGATAATATTCTCATTCATTTAATTAGTTTTTGGTTACATCATTATATTTTGATAAAACCTCACTTCTTAAATCTAACAATAATTTTATTTCTGATTGTTGTTGCTTATCAAAAAACGACATTTCATCATAATTAAAATAAAAGTAGCCGTCAATAGCGATTACCATTTCATCTAATTCATTAGATGTCAAGGTTTTCGGCAACGAAGATTCCTTGTGCCCCACTGACTGTAATTCCTCTAGCACTGAGGGCATCTCCGACAAAATGGACATTTTCATATTTAGTTAAACTTAAATTGTTATAATTGACTAATGGTTCTGGTGATAAATATTTGACCTCTGGTATATAGATGCCCCAATCGTTCTTTAGGGTAGGAAATACTTTTTTCATGTCATTAATGAAATCATCTATGTATGTAAAATATCCTTCAAATTGTTTTCTTACTATAAATAATTCTTCACTAGTAATTTGTACAGTAGATACGTCTATATTTTCAGATGTAGTAGATGGTTTACGAGAAGGACTATAATATAATCCAGTACCATCTCTGTTTGTAGTTTGTACTACATTTCTAGACCAATCAAAAGGTTTTTCAATACCCTTAATTTCCATTAAAATACCAAAATTGGTCATATCATTTCTAAATGCTTCATCTTTTTTAGCATGACCATTGTAACTATGATCACCATAAGTTTCTTCTACAGCAACATAAGCGGCATTATTGTTAGTACAGAACGATCTAAGTGACACACCTTTATCATCAAATTTTCTATATAATTTAAAATCATAAGATACATCAATTAATTTTTGGAAATGTTTTTGTGGTGCTTCAAATCTAACACCTATTTGAACAGATTTAGGTTCTGTTGGTAATTCATATTTTTCTGCTAATTGTTTACCAAAATCAATACCTGATTTACCTACACCAAAAATTAATTTATCATATGGTAAAATTAATTGTGATTTTTCGTCTTCTGATTTTATTGTCTTTAAATCAAAATCAATTTCATTAACTTTAGTTTCCCAATGAAATTTTACCCCATTATTAACTAAAAAATCATACCAATTTTTACCTATTTCATGTAAATAATCTGTACCTACGTGCCATACTGGAAATAAACGTAATCCAAAATATGGTTTAATAAAATCGGGTTCTTCTATTGGGTTAGAACATTGTACTGCTTCTGGTTTAGGGTGAAATCGTTTAAAATTATTAATTACTTGATCCATTAATTCCATTGCTTTTTCATCCCCACAATATTTTGTAAGTTGACCACCAATAGAAGTATGATATGTTAATTTACCATCAGACCACCCACCTGCTCCTAAAAACCCTTCCATTACTTCGGAATATTTTCTTTCATATGGGTTTTTACCCATATCAATTATAGTAATTTTACCTTTAAAATTATTGTCAATTAATTTAGTAGCAGCATTAACATTTGCTACTCCCGCTCCAATCATTACTACGTTTTTACTCATTTTTACTAGGTTTTTAACACATTAATATACGAATAAAAAGGGGCCCATCCAAAGATGGGCCACAGCTCCTATATAATTTTTTTAATCGCGACAGGCTATGAATCTGTCTATAAATTTTTTATTTTTATTTAAATGGGGCTAATTCTCTTGGATCAAATGATAGTTTACCATAAAAATCTTCACCATTAATTAATCCTTTATATATTTCTAAAGATTGTTCTCTATTTACTACTTCATCTTGATACATTCCATAAGTTTTTATAGAATTAAAATCTTTATTTTTAAATATTTGTTTATCGCTTTCATCACCACTTCCTAAAAAATATAATGGTTCAAAACCAAATTCACTTCCAATTTCTTCTTCTGTATCAAGGTCTACTACCTCGTACATATAACCCATTTCTCCATTATCATATTCAACAGTAGTAATATGAAGAGCATAGGTTGTATCATCTTCTTTTAATAATCCTGACCAATCACTTTCTGTTAAATATTTTTTTATATTGAAATTTTTCATTTTATTTTATATATTATAAATATTAATTAAAATTAATTGAATTATCTATTTGTATATCATCCGAAGCATCTTTAAATAAATCTTGTAAACCTGCTCTTAAAACAGAAAAATAATTATATCTACCTGTTTTTATTTTATTAAGTTTTTCTGATCCCGATTTCATATTAATATCTAATTTCATTTTATTTGCTATTTCGGAAGCATATTCTTTAGTAATAGGATTAAGTTTTCCTTTTGAATAATCACTTGCTACAGCTAATACACTATTTGCCGTTCCTTCATTACCTCCAAATTTTTGGGCACCAGTAGCAGCTTCATAGGCAAACTCCGTTTTAAAATCAGAATCATTTTCTAATAACTCTTCAATTTCTTTTTTTAATATACCCATTTTTTCTACTGCTTTATTTAATATAGGATCATCTCCTGCTTGTTTAGCCTGC